CGGCGCCTACCCAGTGTTTAACCGTTGGGGTGCCGTCAGTGCAGGTTTCTTCTCATTCTACAAGAACCGTGACGAACTTGTCGCCATGTACCCGCAGGCTGAGAGTGTCATCCGGCAGTCCTCCACGGGCATGGAACTGGTAGAGGTTGTACGCTACCATGACGCTAAGACAGATATTCTTTTCCTGCCTACCCGTGACGGCATGATCCTTGAACGTGTCAAGAACCCTATCGGTGAATGCCTGATTGAGTGGACTCAACGCCCAGGCGTGGACACTGAATCGCATGGACAGTTCGATGACGTGCTTGCCGTACAGGTCGCTAAGGCCCGTTTCGCTCTCCTCTCACTTGAGGCCGCAACTAAGTCAGTGCAGGCACCTATCGTTCTGCCACCTGACGCGCAGGAACTTTCACTTGGCCCTGACGCTGTTATCCGCACCGCTAACGGTGAACGTGTACGCCGCGTACCCATCGAGGTGCCGCAGGCCGCGTTCGCGCAACAAGGCGTGCTAGATCAGGAACTGCGTCAAGGTTCACGTTATCCGAACGCACGCACAGGCGACGTTGAAGGTAGCATCGTCACTGGCCGTGGCGTACAAGCCCTCATGTCAGGGTTTGACACACAGGTTCGCACAGGTCAAGCAATGTTCGCTAAGACCATGCAGAACCTTATCCGTAAGGCTTTCCTCGTCGATGAGGCTCTTTTCGGCGATGAAACAAAAACGTTACGTGGAAACGCTGACGGAACACCGTATGAGATCAAGTACCGTCCAGAGCGGGACATTAAGGGTGACCACACTGTAGATGTACAGTATGGCCTGATGGCTGGGCTTGACCCTAACCGTGCCCTCGTGTTCGGTCTGCAGGCTCGCGGTGACCGCCTTATTTCACGTGACTTCCTTAGGCGACAGATGCCGTTCGCTTTGAACGCATCCGAGGAAGAGCAGCGCGTGGATATCGAAGAGATGCGTGACGCGCTCAAGCAGGCAGTAGCCGGGTACGCTCAAGCCATCCCGGTATTAGCGCAAGCGGGACAAGATCCCGGCGATATTCTTGCACGCCTGTCAGCAATTATCCTTGGCCGTCAAAAGGGCATGGCTATTGAAGAAGTCGTGTCTGAGGCATTCGCGCCTGAGGAGATGCCCACACCACTGGGGGTTGAGCCGACTGGTGAGGAAACCGCAGGGATGGTCGGTGCCCCAGGCGAGGCTCCCCCTGGTGGTGGCGGGGAAGATTTAGAGGGTTTGGCTTCTAGTGGCCTGATGCGCGGTGTCGCTGCCGGTCAGGCTGGTATGCCTGCTGGTGGTCGCCCTGATTTGCAGATGCTTATGGCGTCGCTTGGTGCTGGTGGTCAACCTCAGTTGTCGGCGGGTATTTCTCGTCGCCTACCCATTTAAGGAATAGTTATGTGTATTAGTTGCGGTTGCTGGACGGATACGTCAGGCAAGATGGGTGGCGACGGTAACCATCCTGAAGATTCAAATGTTATGCCGAATGTTAAAACAACAATATCACCGTTGGCTCGTCCATCGAAAGGAAACAAGTAATGGCCGCTAAGAAGCCTAAGGCAAAGATGAGTGCTGATCGCCTTGCCGATCTGAAGCGTACACAGACACGTGCTGGAAACACTAAAAGCACGATGGCTACTCGCGCAAAGCAAAATCAGGGTGTTAAGGACGGAACTATCCGTATCGGCAAGAACGGCAAGTCATACAATGTTTATGACGCTAAGACTGCCACGTGGAAGCGTGGGGTTGTAAAGCCAGCCGCTACTGCTTCTCGCCCGACTACCCGCGTTTCTCCTTCCGCTCGTGGTGAAGGTAGCGGCGGTGGTGCTAAGGCTTCCTCCGGTGGAGATTTTGAGCGTTGGTTTAAGCAAACCTACCCAGGTGTACCGTATCCCGGTCTTGCTGCCGGTAAGGCAAAGGCAAAGCGTGACGGTAAGGGTAAGCAGTGGTGGCAAGCCGGTGGCGGCGGTATCGTTGGAAGCAATAAGTGAGAAAGCAGCATCCAGGGTTTAAAGCCGTCCAGGCACAGATTGCTAAGAAGCAAGGTGTGTCTAAGGAACGTGCTGGAGCAATCCTTGCCGCTGGTGCACGTAAGGCTTCCAAGAAAGCCGTTACTGCAAATCCACGTTTGAAGCGCGTTTCTGGAGTTAAAAGAGGTAAGTAATGGCTGACGGTAAGAAAGGCAGCAAGCCTAAGGCTACGGCTAAGAAACCAACTAAGCCCGCTAAGCCTAAGAACACTAAGCCGAAGAAGTCTAGTTCTTCTCTTGATCCATTCATGTCTACCAAGGATTACGAGAAGTACTTGAAGAGTCTCTGGGGATAAGGTTAGGTTATGCCTGCAAAAAAAGACTCACGCTTAGAGCGAGCAGGAGTCAACGGCTACAACAAGCCGAAACGCACACCAAGTCACCCAACTAAGTCACATGTTGTTGTGGCTAAAGAGGGTGACAAGGTGAAAACGATTCGTTTCGGGCAGCAGGGTGTAACTGGTGACCGTCAACCAACGAAGCGTCAAGCATCGTTTAAGGCTCGTCACGCTAAAAATATTGCTAAAGGAAAAATGTCAGCGGCCTACTGGGCCGACAAAGTAAAATGGTAAGGAGCAGAAATGCCACAGCCTAACAAGGGCACGCACGGAACCCCGCACGTTTCCGCACCGATCAAGGGTGCAGCGGGCAGCAAGTCAAGCGACATGGACAAGATCAAGTTCGGGATGCACATTCCCGGAACTAAGGGCAAGGGCAACAAGTAAGTTCAAAAAGGAGGCAACTGGGATGAGGATTCCTGCACGCGATATGAGTGTTCATGTTGCCTACTTGGACTTGAACATGGCTATCGTCGCACAAGGCGTGTCATGGTCACCTGACGTGGCTGATGACATGATTGTGCGCATGGGCAAACTGTTCGATCAGGCTCTCTACAATCTTCACCAGTACGGGATGATTGACACGGATGACGAAGATGACGAAGAGTTTGGGCCGACCCCTGAGAGGGAATTGCAAGTTCCGCAGATCGTTCGCTTAGAGGATGAAGAATAATGGCACAAATGGGTGGCTATCAGAAGCCACGTCAACCTGCGCCAGTATCTGGCCCCGGTCGGCTATCACGCCGAACCGATGGCGCACCGCAGCAAACGACCACGGAAATGACTGGCATGGGTTACGGCGAGAATGCCGACTACAACGATATCCAGTCATCTGCCCCACTGTCTGCAACTAGGATAGTTCCACCGCGTGGTGAGACTACCCGCAGGACACAGCAGGCAGCGCAACGCAACATTCCTCTCATGTCACCAACGCAACGCCCAGAGGAACCAATAACCGCTGGTGCATCTTTTGGGCCCGGTGAAACCATTAGTCCGAAATTGCAGGAAATGCGTACTCGGGCTGGTCGTCGCCCCACGATGCTTGACACGTTAAGCAAGATTGCAGCATACGACACTACTGGTCGCACACAATCCATCGTTAATTATTTAAGATCGGTTGAGTAGAATTGCCTAAACCCCCTGGTTCCCCGAGACGGAGGAACGAGACGGAGGTTGTGGATTCGCCGAAGAACTTGCGTGAACAACAAAACTTTAGTTTTGAGAATGTTCAAAAGCGCGAACAGGCGGCCGTAACCGACGTAACGGAGACATATCGCCAGATCAGAGCCCAGGCTGGGCGTGTTGAGCGTGGCGAGGCTAAATTACCGAAGCCTTCTAGGCCTGGGCGCGAGACTTCCTATGAGCGTTTGCAGAAGTCTACGCAAGAATACTTGGAGCGCAGCGGCCAAGTTGAGGCCGAGGTTGTCTCTGGCGTACCTGTAGTCCCTCGCCTACCCGCCGAGATCCAGACCAAATACTACCTGCAGAGTCGCCTAGACTACGCAGAGAAGTTGATGGATGACTTCCGCGAAAAGCGGAAACCTCAGGATCTTTCAAAGTACCCGTACTTGCAGGAAATGCGTAACCAGTATGAGGCCATGGGTCTCAAACTGAGCGATGATGACGTTCAGAATCTTGCAATGTGGGGCCAGCTTGATGCTGCTGCCCGTCAATATGTGCGTTTGAAGCGTGACGGCTATGATGATCTAGCCGATAACATTATT